CAATAGCGGAACTTTCGTGTGCCGTAATGATTTGATTCTTTTCCATTTCTTTAGCCTCTTTTAGATATTGGAAGCACTCCATTCTTGTTGGCTCTGTATTGACTAACTTGTCAAATAAGTATTCTACTGCGGTCATCATAGTTTTAATTTACCTCTGTACATTGTTTTTCTAACTTTAGCCTGGTGCTTCATTACCTCGTTAAAGTGAGCAGGATCAACGTAAGGTCTTTCTTGCTCTTGGAATGGTTCAGCTTCTTTTTGGTCTTGGTTAAACTCTTGTACCTTGATAGCAAGATACCATAGTAAGTACGCTATTGCAAAGAATAGAATACAAACGATTTGAAAATAGTGGTGTTGTGTCATATTAGTATTGATAATAGGCTTGAGTGTAATTTACTTTGTTGAATGGAACGCTTTTGCGAACTTTAACAACTCCATCATTTAATGTTTGATAAGTAGACACAGGCATCCAAAACCCGCCACATTCGTTAAAACTGCGAATGTGAACAAATACTGCGTCATTTGATTTTTTAATTACCTTACACCCGTGAGTAATCACGCCATTGTAAGAAAGAATAAAGGTTGGTTCAACTGATGATTCACGCAATTCGCTGAACATTTTAGCCATTTCGTTAGTGATTTTAATGTATTTCATATAGCAAAGATATATCCATTTACTACATATGCAAAATATTTTTTTCTTTTTGCAATTATTTTTGCAATATCTTACAATCTGATGACATTATTCAATAACTCAGCAGCAGCATTTAGCTTCTCGTCTATCTCGTCTTGGACTAAATGACGTTCTATTTCCGCAACGTGAATGACCTTACCTTGTGGCATTCTTGGATCGTAAGAAACAAAGTAACCTTTGTCTAAGTCAGCTGCAATCATTCCAAGTTGCATTTGCCAATAATACTCAGGATGCAAAGCCTTTAAACTATCGGCATCGTAGATAGTAAAGTTTTTTAGGTGAATTGCTGAGTTGTAAGGGCATTTAATTTCTAAGATAGCATCTTTGCTCAAGCCGTCAGGAGAATAGCCGCTATTGTCTCCGTATGGAATAAATACATAGGTTTCTCCACCGTAGTAGGTAAACTCATCAAATGTAATTCTTGCGAAATGGTTAAAGGCATCAGGTTCGTATTGCTTACCCCATTCAAGAGCATCACCGTAAATTGCTTTGCGTTGACCTGTTAGAATCTCCGCTGCTTTTTCGTAGACAAAAGTCTCAGCAGTTTTGCTTAGTGTATCACCGCTGCGAGAACTTCCCATCAGCTTGTGAATCTCAGAGGCAGTGAAGCGAGATAGTCTCGCCTCCTGCCAAAGTTCTTCCTGTTGTGTTAAGATAATTTCCATCCTTGTGATATCATTCATTTAGTAGCCGTCAAAATAGCAATGTTATCTGCACTTACAATGTACTTGTCAGTCACGTCAGAAATAGAGCCTCCCTTTGCGATGTGGTCAACTGCCTTTTTCCACAATGGGTGTTTAGGTGTCATCTCTTCTTTAACTGCTTTGACTTGGTAGCCTGTTGCAGTATTTGCGTCATCGTCCTCTTGGTTGAGATTAAATATAGAAGCTAAGGCATAACGTCTTGCGTAAGTAATTGCAGATCCTTGCTGCTGAGGATTATTCAAGTCTTTCATTCTTAACACCTGTTCACTCTGCATCCATTCGCCTGATTCAGCGTGGTAAACGGTAGTTACAAGACTATCTTCGTTTGGATGTTGTGTAACCAGTAGACCGCATTCTATCATGATAGGGTTAATGACTTCAAGAATAGCCGATAGGTCAGCATACTTGCTTTTAAAATGTGGGTTGTTAGCAGATTTCTTAACTGCTGATACTTTGGTTTGAAAGCAAAACATTGCTTTCGTTAGGTTTGTTATTTTATCTGATGTTTTCATAGTGTCTCTTGAATTACTCTGTATAGTTCGTGTTCTTTGATATGCTCTAAGTCTACTCTGTAAGTTACCTCGTAAGGGCTACTGTCGTCATCCTTAGAAATAACCTCTTCAAATTTCTTGAAATAGTGTTCAATGATTGCGTCCTCTACTTCCATTCTGTCGTAGATAAAAGTAAAAGTGTCATCAAAGACTACTTGTACCTCTTTGTCGTGTACATATACGTTTACTTCGACTTTCATTTGTTACCTCCGTATGTTTCGTTGTAGTAGTTTTCAGCACATTCATGGTTTCCATAAAAATAATCGTGTGCCATATATTCACCAATATTAAATGCACTCTTAATCTGCTCCTTTTCAATTTCTTTGGCTTGTTGTAATTCTTTTTTCAAATGTGGTTTTAACTTATTTGGTAGTTGTTCAAATAACCACTCTACTGCCGTTTGTTTAGTTTCGTTTGTCATTTCTTATTTAATTACAATTCGGAAAAATTTATTAAGTTATTGATTATCATTTGTTACCTCCGTCGTTAAATTTTTCTTCAAAATGTTCTTTGATTTCATGTTTGAACATTTCTTGACATTCCCACGCAAATTCAATCATGTGCTCTTTCTCCATTTCTCTGGCTTGTTTAAGTATTTGTTTCATACTTAAATTCATACTTAAATCCCGATTGAGTATTTCTTGTTCAATCCACTCTACTGCTGTTTGTTGTTTCATCTTGATACCTCCTCTAATGCAGTTTTAATTACTAACATAGCCTTTGGATTAATAACGTCGCCGTCAAGATACTTTCTAACGGTAGGCATTGATACGCCTGTTTGCTCGGATACTCGTTTCACAAGTCCGTGCTTTCTTTTTACTTTAATAAGATTTATGATTTCTTGTAGTTCCATGCAGCAAAGATAAAATAAATTTCCTTAATAGAAAAATATTTTTCTTTATTGACATAACTATGACGCTAAAGAGTCAGCGATATACCTACCGATTCTATCAACAAGTGTTTGTTTCATTTTATCTGTTAGAACAGGAGAAATAAAAGGTCTTGCCTTTGTGCCTTTTCTATGAATCTTTCTTGCAATTACATAAGCAAGGCTCTTAACAGACTCAGCACGTGATTGATTTTTGGAAGTCCTTGTTTGGATTCCTTTGTTTATGATCCATTGCTCGATAGATTTCTGAAGCGTTGGGTTAGATGGCGTATTTGTTCTTGTCGGTGGTCTACCGTCTTCAACCCACTTGTAATAGTCAAGCATTTTAATCTGTAGACTAAAGCCTGTTTTCGTTGGCAAAATCTCAGAGTCAATCTCTGAGTAAAGTCTACGAGATGCAAGAGATTTGTTCTTCTGAAGATTAGCACGAAATTTAGCAATAACTTCATTCCCCCAATTTTGGAGGATTCCTTGAATCCCTTTGTCTCCAGCAGGATTAAAGTCACTAAACTTTTTCCCTATGTCGTCTAACGTTGCCACTGACGTTGTGCGTAAATATAAAAGTCTTGTAATCTATTTATCCAACCTTTTCCAAAGTCTTTGAATGAAGTCAGGCTTTGAAGAAAGTGAATTCTCCAAGAGTAGCAACTTTCAAAAACCCACTTTTCACCGTGACGCTCAATAAGGCTATTTAAGGCACTAATTGTGAATTGCCCTATCTTACCATCAACTTTCAAATTAAAGCCGTGAGAGTTCAAAAAACGCTGCAACTGACGTGATGAACCGCCTATGCCTGAACCCCAAGCAAAGTCTGCCCAAAATTCAGCTATAATCTGAGATTCGATTTTAGTGCAGTTTAAACCATCCCAATATCTCTGATAAACTTGAATCCACTTGTCTTTAGGCATCTTGTAAAAAGATTCAATAGACTCATTTGTAGAGCCAAAGATACTTTTAAAAACCATCCAAGTAATTCCGCGATTTGTGTGATATCCGCTTCCGTCAGGAACTGGGTGACGTGATGCCGTATCAGCTTTGTGCTTACTTAGACCACCTTCCCACTTTAGGATATAGTCGATGTTAGAGAGTTCTATTTTTGCCATTAATTTCGATGAGTTTGTTAAGATACCATTGTGCTTTGAGCAAATCTTCCTGTCCATTTTTACGAGTATACCGCATAAGATACTTAATGCAGTTGCCATGTACATAACCTTTAAATGCTTCATTTGTCATTGCTGATTCAATCGCATCTATGGCTTCTACTTTACCCTGATAGTGTGCAGGTTTGTTAACTACGTCCATAGTGCTTCAAATTCAGTTAACGACAAATCTATTAAAAAAGTGTGACCACCTGTGCAATATACATGAGTTAATTCATAAAACTCTGACGCAGCGATGACGTGATTTAGGTTTAACCACCCTTCTTCTACTATCTCAAAAGCGTCTGCATCCATTTCTAAACCCAACTTTTTGTAAATTGGATCAATGTTTTCTTCTTGGAACACAAAGTTTACTTTTACTCTCATAGTGTTTTATAAGTGAAAGCGTTTATTTTAACCAGTTCTTGTCCTTCTTTTTTGGTTCTTTGCGGATGTAATTCTAACCACCTACCACCTGTAGGCTTAGGAGATGCCCCACGTTCAACGTGCCAACCGCCTTTGCCTTGATTATATTCTTCTTTATAAGTTGCAGTTCTAATCATTAAAATGTCTCTTAATTCAACATTCAAATGAGAGGTGATTCGTTCAACCGTGTACGTAAGTTCGT